AGAGATATGGAAAATGTGACTGAGCAAAGTATTGCTGTTTTCGGAGAGGCTCTTTTAAGAGAAATTCAAGATGACGATTACATGGGTATAGTTGACGCAGTGCTTGGGCCTTTTATAGCACGTGCTGGTCAAGGGCTTACTAGACACGTAGAACCAGTCAACGAGTTTTACAAATTGTTTACTGATCAAAGTGGCGCACCTGATTTAAATATGGCACAGTATAAATACCAAGGTTACATAAAATATATTGATGGTTTAGTTGGCGGTGTTACACCCGCTGGATCAGAAGAAACATACTCTGATCTGCCAAAAAAACTTGATGTGTTTGGTAGGACTGCACCGACAAAGATAAGCAAACAAATAATGTTTAGGCAGTCAGGAGAACCTATCTCTGCAGAGATGATGATGAATGCTGCAGGTATACCTAGCTGGAAAGCTACAAAGTTTGATGGCCCTGCTGTTGTCAAAAGAAAAATGCAAAGCTTGGTCAACCCTTACTTTGAGATTGCTGCTATAAAATATCTAAACAAATACCCAGACTTCTTTGATATGGAACAGAAAAAGAAAGCACAGATTGTAGTTGACATGCAGAAAGAAGTTCAAGGTAATGTTAAAGCATTGTTTGATGATGGACACATGCCAGAAAGCTTAACTATGCTTAGGGTTTTATCTAAGCCTAGCAACAAAAAGAAAGCCCTAGAAGCAATGAAGTTCTTAGGGATTACTGGTAGCTTAGAAGATGTGTACAAAAGAGAAGACGCATTGTCAAAGTTAAACTTGATCAACATCTTAATACAAAAAGATAACTATAGAGCAGTAGTCCAAGGCTTTGGCCTAAACTAATCATCCTCATCTAACATAAAGTCTGCCCACTCGTATGACGAACGCTTTACCTCAGACATATTCAATGGCCCCTTACTACCTGATAGTATCCCAGCAAGAGCTTGCCCTGCTAGATACCTTCGGGCGGTGAGGGGCTTAATCATGTTTGGGTTACGTTTCTTACGAGTGTAAGTCTTAGCTTCCTGTTCAAGATTGATGGGCTTGTTCATGTGCTACTATCTTTTCTAAGTTCTTGAAATACTCAGTGTTAAAACCGAACTCCCAATCTTTGTTAGGTCGTGTGTTAGCACCGTAAGGATTGCCTACCTTGCCTGACTTGAAGGCTTCCTTACCCTGATCGTATGGCTTCACTTGTGGATCTCCTTCATTGCTTCACGCATCTTCTGCATGTACCAGTTGGCTTTATCCATGTCCTCAACAGGGTTGTTCTTGTATCTGTGACGGTGTTGATACTTAATCATATTACCATGACAGTACGCAATGAAACCCTCAGTGCCTAAGATTTGCTTGATGTAGTCAATACATTCTACACCACCTGTGTTGTAATGTAAAGGCTTAGTTACTGGGTCAAAACATTCATCAATAAAATTGTCTACGTTCATCTCCTTCTCAAAGTCCTCAGCCATACCAAATATATCTCCGGTGCTTGGTACTGTCCACTTAGTCATTAGTATTAGTTCCTTTATTTAGATTAGCTTCATGTTGTTCAAGATACTTACAGGCATTACTAACCTTCTGCAAGTCATCCTTGAAGGCACCTAGTCCTGTGTTACAGTTAAAGCACACCCAACCCCTATAGGTTTCTGTCTCATGACAATGATCTAAGACCCAAGACCGTAACATCTTCTGGCCTTTTCTAGCTATGTCTTCTATAGTACGATCACAGATGGGACAGGTATAGCCCTCATCAGGGTACGGATGTAGTGTCTTTAGATGTTTGATTAACCTAGATTGATTACGTGCGCAACTCCTACACTTTCTTTTTATCTCACCTGATACCATGTGTTGAAAGTTTTCTACAGGTTGTACAACACCACAGTTATTACATTCAAGGCCATTCTCACAGACAGTTTTGACAGCTTCAAATAGTTCTAGTTGCATTAAGCGTCTATATCCTTTGGTATCTGCACACAAATAGCATAGTACTTTGCATTTGGTGTAGGACTTTTGTCCCTAAGTTTCTTGGTGTTGATTGCTCTGACTCGTTCACAAGTATCCTTATCAGGGAACACCATGTTAGGTGCCTGAACTGAATACAAACCATTAAGCATTAGTACTACTAAGTATACATACATAATATTACTCCTCTGTTGTGAGCAGTTTGCTTCTTGCTCAGGAAGACCCCCCGGTTACGTAATGTCCACCATCTCACACACATCACCAGTACATGCCATAGTCTGCATACCTGATGTATTATCTTCCACCTCGTAGGATGATAGCTTAGTCCAGTCAATAGACAAAGGCATCAGAGATTTAAGATTTCTGTATGTTGTAATATCTACGTCTTGATATGGTGCCTGTTGATACGTGTGCTCATTGAAGGGTAAGAACGACACACCTGACATCTCATCAAAGTGTTTATACACAAAGGCACCTACCTCAAACCATTCGTCTGCCTTGACATTGATCGTCACGCTAGGCTTATGCTCACACCAATGACGCTGATACATCAGCCACATCTCTAGCTGCTCTAGTGCAGTCATGTCAGCGGTATGAATAGCACCATCGGGTGACTTCATGGGGAAGCTGAACACTGTAGTCTGGTCAGGCTTCATAACGTCAGCCTCACTAGGGATGCCTTGGTCTACCATGAACTGTGTCAGAGGGTCCTTGTTATCGCCCCTAACAGTTCGTATGTAATAAGGAGAGTGACGAGCATGAATCCCAGACGCACTATCCACCAACTGTGAGACAGTTCCGCTGGGCTTAACGCAAGTAATAGCAGTTGCGACAGGTATACCAAGGCGATCAGCCCACTCAGCATTAGTAGAAACAGCAACATCTTTTAAGTACTCCAATGTATCAGATAGTCCATTATTATCCATTGTCATTAGTGGGTTGTCCATTATCCCCGTGAGAGACACACCAAGCAATCGCTCTGCGGCTGTGTTCGTGTTCCACACTTTACGCAGATAGGGGAAGTGGGTGTAGGTGCTTTGGATTGTACCCAAGATAGTAGCGATGCGGACTTTACGTGCAATGTCTTCCAGACCATCTGTAGCACGGATGACAACCTCAGATAGATTACAGAATTGGTTAGGCCGTAAGATGATTTCCGAACAGGGGTTTGTTCCGAACTCGTAGCAAGTTTCTCGTCTTCCATTCTTTGCAGCTTGCTTAATCGAAGCCTCTCTATTAAATATACCACGTTCCCCGCTCCCACTTTCCATCAGTGCTGTCCACTCACGCATGAATGCAATGCTGTCAGGCTTCTCTGAATATGATACAGAGTTATTAGCCAACGCACGATGGGCTGCATTGTCCCACCAGTTACCTGACTTAGCATGACGCATACGATCATCACTAAGATTACTCAATGAAATCATAGCACTACGGCGTACACCACCTACCACTACTACCTCACCAATCTTACACATCAAGTCATGGCATTCAATGCTGGACAGCTTACGTCCTGATGCGCCCTTGAATGTAGTGACAGTAAAATTAAACAAGTCGATCAGTGGTGCTGGGCCACTAGCTCTACCACCAAAGGTCTTGAGTCTTTTACCAGCAGCACGTACCTTACTAACATCCCACTTAGGGATTTCGCCAGCCCATAGGAGAGCCAACACTTGACGCAGACCTTTAGCCCAACCTTCCTTACTATCCTTGATGACAACTGTAGTATCGCTATCGAAAAGGGTAGGTATATCAGGGAGCTTACTGATGAACTGACGCTCAACACTGAAACCAACCCCCGTACCACAGAGCAAGATGAACATAGCCTCATCGAAGGACTTAGGGTCATCTACGGGTAGATAACTACAGTTATACATACAAGTATTGTCACGTTCTGCTGCCTTACCTGCTGTCATCATTGATCTCATGGATGGCATTACTTGTAGGCTCAACAGGTGATGACGGATCAAGTCAACTTCAGCATTATGTCCGTTGCTATTATCATCTTCTAATACAGGCTTGATAATATTATCTAGGTATCGTTCAACTGTCTCACCCCATGTCTCACGCCTTCCTTCACTGTCTAGCCACCGTGCATAGCGGCTGGTAGCAATGAATGTCTGGTAGTCTGTTGGTAGGTAGTTACTATTCATCTGTTGTGATCCTCATTTTGCTTATCGTAATACCATCTATGTCATATATGTATGCATACAAGGCTTCATTAATCTCTTCTTCTAAACTACCATCCACTGGTACAGGATAGTCATCTTCATCTATTTCTAGGGACATAAGAACTCTAGCAATCATCTTGCTCTAGCTCTGTGATTAGTCGGTCAATGTACCAACGGGCTTTCTTCAAGTCTTCTACACCATTCTTGTAAGGCCAACGCCAGATATACTTGAAGGCATTCTGCCAGCAGTACGCATGATGTGGCTCTACGTATGATCCCTCTGACATAGCCCTCATTGCATCAATGCATTCAATACCACCAGAATTATACTGTGGTGGATTGTTGACTACATCTTCATCAACAGTTTGTTCTAGTACCCATTTAGCCATCATGCATTACCTCTTGTCTTAGTTGTTAGTGTTAGTGTTAGAACATTACCATTGGAAGTATACTTAGGTTCATCATCTTCTTTCTCAGGCAATTCATCATCCAGTCTGTGTAGTACGTAGTGGTGCAGTGCATCTCTAACGTATTCATCTTCCTCAATGACAGGTATAACAGAACATAACATGCTGCACAAGTGGGAAAGATATGCAAAGTCCTCATCGTTCAAAGGATTATCTGATGATGATACCAACCCCACTGTCACATCACCATCCCAGTTACCATCTTCATGAAACGGTGTGATACGAATCACAAAGTCTTCTTCTTTTAGGTCAGATAAAATATCAGATACTTTCATTTACTTTCTCACTATCTTGTCATAAGGGAAACTGATTAACTTTAGCTTCATAGCCTTGCCCTTTTCTTTCAGCCACGGTAGAGGAACGATCCTATCGTAGTACAAGAAACCTTTTGTATCACACCATGATGCATAGGTACTCTTTGAACCTTTCCTTAACTTGCTCCTACTATTACTGAAGACAAAGCGAATGTCAAGGGAGGGATGTTGTTTTTTTATAAGCTGATGCTTACGTCTGTCCTCTGATGTAAACAAACCCTTAGACTCTATGATGATACCGTTAGGTAGTACAAAGTCTGGGGTGTAGGTGCGGTATGCTAAGTCCTCCCATTCAATTTTCATTGACTCATATGTGGCAAGTACACCCTGCTCTTTTAGATACTCTGCGAGTTTAACCTCAAGCCCACTACGATACCCTTGTTTTCTAGCTGCACGATAGCTCTTGCCATTCATTGTATTAGAAGTCTCCGACCTTTAGGGTTGAGTAGTCACCCCAACCTGTAGCATAGTCACCAGTTAGGTTTGCTTCCGCAACAGTAACCAGTGTTTCTTTTACTTTCTCCAAAGACTTCATCATCAACTCAGGTGATACCTTGTGTAAGTGTGCCACGTAGGGGGCAGTCTTTTCTATAGCAATGAAGCTGAACTCTTTAGCCTCTAGGCCAGCCAGTTTACAAGTATACAAATAGAAAGCAGCTTGTATATGATAAGCGTACTTACCCACCTGTTCTGCAAAACCCTTTGGCGAAGCGTCGATAGTAGTCTTGATGTCAAATATCTGCCCTGTCTCTGGTATGTATAAATCGGGTCGTGTCTTTAGGTTTAGTCCACTGTAAGGATCATTTACAAAGACACTACTTTCTGTGATCCTTCCTTCATGTGTTAGTAGCTCATTACATATAGGGTTGTCAAGTGCTGAGTGACACATTTTATTATGGACATGGTACTCAACCTCAGTGAGAACTACCTCATCTTCTTTCTTGTTGGCATACATTTCCTTGAACATCTTAGATACCCTAGTCTTTGGGCCTTTGAATACTAGGTCACGATCTGGCTCAAGTAGTGTGGCATGTACTGCACTTCCTAATGCAAATGCTGGGCTATCACCCAAAGGTTTCTGTGCCATGTAGTGTGCAAGCGATTGCTTACACACCGTTTTAATGGCAGACGAAGAGTACCCTATCTGTTTGTGGTACTCCGCATTTGACATGTCATAGACAATGCCTGATGGTGGCATGTCCATTACACAAAGTCCTCCGCATCAATGTCCACCAGATCATCTACAATGGCATCTGGGATTTCCTCATTGTCATGTTGCATCTTGTCTCCCCATTCGTTTAGTATGTATTGATTGTAGTTAGCAATCCATGCCATAAAGTC